TAGATCTTACGCTCATCGGCGAACTCTTTAACCTTGACCCCAGTCAACTTGCCTAAGCAAATGCGGGCGTACTCGGCGAGAACGGGGATGAAACCGGCTTCATGCTGCAACCCATGCAGCATCCCTTTGACCTCGCCTTCAGACAGCTTCCTTAAACTGAAGCCCAGCTTGGGCAATCGCTTGCCTAGCTTGGGCCCCAGCACGAAACCGTCTTCAACGGGCCAGAACAGGGAGGAACAGTACTCCACATCGTACCACTCCGTACTCACTTTAACCTTGGCATTGAAACCAAGGGTGAGGAAACCGGCGCAAAGCACCTTCTTCAACACTCGCTGCATCGCTACAGGCAGGTGTCCTTCGATCACCAGGAAATTGTCATCTCCATGGACGAGCATCTTGTACGTACAAGGGTAGGCAGCTGCGAACTTGCGCATGCACCACTTCATCGACATACCGTTGTTCAGCGAATTCCGAACGGACGTGTCCGCGGAACCACTGGTCATCGTGTAGTCGACAGCGTACTTGCTGCCCTTACTTGTGTACCCAAAAGCCTTCTTCATGGCCGTCATGGCGTACGCTGCGCGTCCATAATCGGCAATGCCACACTGCTCATAAGCTACGGAACCGTTCGCGTAGCAACCCTCGCCTTGGCAAGAGTCGTACCGGCTCGCATCGCACTCAACGATGGTGACGTCGCGGTTGCCATATTGCGCCCGCCAGTCACCGATTGCTTCGGCAGTCATGCCCGACGTGTAACAAACGTCGTGCTTGGCATTCCAAGCTCCCGCGAGTATCTTCGAGAACTTGTGCATGAACGGGCCATAGCTGACACTGAGTCTGTCAGTACCAGCTTGGATCGCTCGGGGATCGAAATCTTCAGGCTCACTGCCACCTTTCATGGTCAGTTCTCGCTTGACGAAGAGGGAGCGCTTGAAGTCCTCCTGGCAGAGATCTTTTTCCACCAGGGACTCCCAAGCCAACTTGTGGCGCGCTCTTTTGCTAGGCGTAAACCTATCGTTCCATGCATCGAAGTCAGACTGAAGGTCATCACCATCAATCCTGGAGAACGCCCGCACTTCCACTTGCGTCATCTCTTGGACTTCGGCCCACGCCACGACCGAAGCCGGAGGCGTTTTCACAAGGGCTCTGTTAACGGCCGCCACCACCTCGTTATTCTTCGAGGCGTATGGGACCACAGGTATGTAGGAACT